CAAACAAGTTTAACATCAAATTTTATTGACCGATATCAGAGGTTAATACAAAACACATATTCAAATCCATATTCGGTTGCTCAAAATAGACGAGCTGCATATGAGATTAGAAAACATGACCTATTTAAAGATTACGAGTTGATGGATCAAGACCCGATTATTGCTTCTGCTCTTGATATATATTCAGACGAAAGCACAGTTACAAACATCGAAGGAGAAATTTTAAAAGTAAAAAGTGAAAACACAAAAGTTCAAAAGATTTTACACAACTTATATTATGATGTCATAAATATTGAATATAACTTATGGAGTTGGATTCGTAACATGACCAAATATGGTGATTTTTATCTCCAATTGGATATAGTTGACAAGTATGGTATTGTAAATGTAAAACCAATTAGTGCATACGATATAACTCGTTTGGAAGATCATGATCCTGAAAATCCACAATTAATTCAGTTTGAAATTGCCATGGACAAAAAAGAAATAAAAGAAAATTATGAAATTGCACACTTTCGTGTTTTATCCGATACAAACTTTTTACCTTATGGGCGCTCAATGTTAGAAAACGGAAGAAAAATATTCAAACAATTGACTCTTATGGAAGACGCCATGTTGATTCACAGAATTATGAGAGCGCCCGAAAAAAGAATATTTAAGGTCGATGTTGGAAACATACCACCAAGAGAAGTTGAACAGTTTATGCAAAAAATCATCAACAAGATGAAAAAGACACCTGTCATTGACCAAAACACAGGTGAATATAATTTAAAATATAATGTAGAGTCGGTCACCGAAGATTACTTTCTACCTGTTCGTGGTGGGGATAGTGGAACAGAAATTGACACTTTACCAGGTCTATCAAACAATGACCAAATAGAAGATATCGAATATTTGAGAAACAAATTAATGGCATCTTTAAGAATACCAAAAGCTTTCTTAGGGTATGAAGAGGGATTGAGTGGTGGTAAAGCCACACTTGCTGCAGAAGATGTTAGGTTTGCAAGAACAATTGAAAGATTACAAAAGATTATTGTTAGTGAATTGACAAAGATAGGTATCGTTCATCTATACTCTCAAGGATTTAATGATTCTGATTTGATTGATTTTCATTTAGAATTACAAAACCCATCAATGATTCATGAACAAGAGAAGATTGAATTGATGAGTCAACAACTTGATATTGCTGAAAAGGCAATTGACAGTAAATTGTTTAGTCGTAAGTGGATATATGATAATATATTTGATTTGAGTGATGAACAAAAGATTAACATATACGAGGGTATTGTAGAAGACACTAAACAAAAGTTTCGATTGGAGCAGATAGAAACAGAGGGTAAAGATCCTGCTACAGAACCACCTGAAGAAGAAAGTGAAGAAGAAGATGATTTTGAAGTAAGTAGAAAAGGTGAATGGGGTGGTAGTGAAAAAGATCCTTTTAAAGACAAAGAAACAATGAAAGACAAATATGGTTATGAAAGTCTTAAAGATGTTGATAGGTCATATGGAAAAAGAGAATTTAAGGGTAAATCACCTCTCGCTACATCAAAAGCTAGCACAGTAGTTGCTCGTGAAGGTATCTTAAATCAACTTAAGAATAAGTTTCCTAAAAAGAAACCAACGATGTTGAGTGAAGAGAACATAATAAAAGAGTAATTTACCATTTAATCTAAATTCTGTTATATTTATATATGAATAATTGTATCAAAATACTTTGGAATATTCTATGAGCAAATTTAAACATAGTAAGTTGAGGAATACAGGATTATTGTTTGAGTTTTTACTTAGACAAGTTACTGTTGATGTTTTAAATAAGAAAAAAGAATCACCAGCATTAAAGATAATAAAATCAAAATTTAATGAACATACTGAAATCGGTAAAGAATTAGCATTATATAACATGCTGATAAATAAAAAATTTAAATCCGATAAGAAAGCCGATTTCTTTTTATCAGAGGTAATTAGACAGAGGGGAAGATTAAATAATACTAATTTAAGAAGAGAAAAATACAATATAATTGCTTCTATAAAAGAAGATTATAATGTCAATCAATTATTTAGCTCTAAAGTACCTAACTATAAAGTATTTGCATCTATTTATAAATTATTTGAAGGCATAGCTGAGTTGAGTGCGGATGAAAAAACAGAAAGTTATTTTATCATTATAGAAAATGTGACCACTTTTAAATCAAAAAAAGATAATTCTTATATGCCAAAAGAATTTAAAGACAAAGATTTAAGAATACTTTCTTATAAAACTTTATTAGAAAAATTTAATAAAAAATATACTAATTTATCTGATGAACAAAAGAAAATTTTAAAAGAATATATTAGTAATATTTCCAATACTAATAATTTTTCTGTCTTTGTTGAGTCCAATATACCAAAACTTAAAACTAAGTTAAACAAAAAAATTAAAAAAGTAGAAAACAAAGTATTAAGGATTAAATTAAAAGAAGCAATCAACTGTGTTGATAAATTCTGTTTGAATGAGTCAAAACAAACTGATGATAATTCAGTTGTTCAACTATTGAGATATTATGAACTTGACAAAGAACTCGACAAAATTTAACACTATAGTTAAAGAACTAGCAAATAAGTTATATCAAAAAAAGTTAGGTGAAATAACTACAACTGCTAGTATTGATCCGATTATGACTCCATATGCTTTTAGTAAAAAGGGGATGAAAAAAAAGAGAAAAAAGAATATTGAAAAGCAAACTGGCTATAAGTTTGTTGATGAAGCTTTATCCAACGATGATATTAAGAAAATTAAAAAAGAAATAAGAAAAGAAGTATCCGATATCCTTTTTGATATTTGGGTAAAAAGAAGCTCTTGGGGAGGCAAATAAATGTATCAAGCAGACTCTAATAATAGTAAAAAACAAATACCTGCGGGTAGACCAGTTTCTTCATATGGTAGGGCAGAAACTCCACATATGAAAACTTTCACGACAAGACCTAATCATGTGATAATAAATAAAGAAGGTATATACGCATTTTCTTATGTAAATTCAGGCTCAGTTGGTGGTGTTCATGATGATGTACTAAGTTATGAAACAGGTTCTGTTTTAGACGATGCAGCTGGTCCAGTTCGTATAGATATTAATCCAATTGCTTGGAGAAGAGTAGATGGCACTGGTTCTGATGGGGATGTAACCTTTGTGTATACAGGAGATATAGGGTAATGAATAAAAAATTATTAGTAGATGTAAGACCATTTGAAATATCTCGTCAGAAAATTGACGAGAGTATCAAAGAAAATAATGGTCGTTTAGTAGTAAAGGGTGTGCTACAAAGAGCTGAATCAAAAAATCAAAATGGACGAGTTTACCCACGAGAAGTATTATTAAAAGAAGTTTCTAAGTATTTAGAAGAACAAGTTAGTGAGAGA